GCTAAACGACCTGCAGCGAAGCAGCTACCGAAGAACACGGTTGGTCCATCGCAAGTGGGCCGCGCGTTTCCTCGTGGTCAAACCTAGTGGCTGATCACTATCTAGGCGACGTCGCCGTCGTCAAGGGCAACCTGCTGCTGCCTCGCATCGGCGCATGGACGGCTGAGGTGTGGCTTGCTGACAACGAAGCGCCCACAGTCGGGACGCAGACGACTTTGACCGTCGCAGGCACTGACCGCGCAGCGACGGTAGTCGCCTCGTCGTCGGATTATCTGCAGGTCAAGTGCCGCGTCGTCGCAGGCGCTGGAAAATTACAGTCGGAGATACAGGCGAAGGACTATCGTGGCTACACAGCGCCTGACATCGTGCGCGACATTTTGACCGAAGCTGGCGAGACGCCGGGTGCGTGGCTGCAGGTGTCGAGCATACAGGTCCAGACGTGGCAGCGAACTCGTGGCCCGTGTCGCAACGCTCTGCAGCGGTTTCTACGCCTAGTCACGGGCGAGACGGTGTGGCGAGTCTTCGACGACGGGACGGTAGACAGTATCGACGACGCCTTCGACATCACGGGATCGTCGCAGACGTTCGCAGAGTTAGGCAGCTGGGGACAGGAGCGCTTGATTCTCCTGGGCGTGCAGGACTCGATAATACGTCCCGGTGATGCCGTCGAGGCGTTCGGGCAGGATCGACGACTGGACCGCTGCTTGTATGAGTTCGATGAGGACAGCTTCAGAATGTGGGGGTGGTATCTGTAGGTGTATTGTTACTGTCTGGCTCTCGCTTGGCATTCCTAAACTGCTGCTCAACCCACTCCTTACAAAGCGCCTCAAGTGGTCCCATGTGGTTTGTGTAGAGACACTGCGGGCAGTCTGATAGACAGAAGCGGCTGCTGGTTCGACCTCTTCTCACTTCGCTGCTGCTCGTTGATGCCGCCGATACTGCCGCCACCCTCGCACATACGCATTCGCCGCCACTGCCGACGTGTAGGCGGCGAAGCGACTTCGCCGCGTCGCCGCTGCGGAGTCCGACAGGCCGTCGCAGAAGTGGCGTAGGATATGCACTTGCACGGTGGATATGTTGTAGAGTGTGGCAAGGTCGTCTACTTCGCCGTATTTCACGGTAGGCGACTGCATGAATTTGCGCACATGGCGCAGGGCTAACAGATCGGACATTTACTTACCTCTTCTTGTTTGTGTGTTTGCAGTCTTCGTGCCAGCCTTCGTACAGCACATTTTAATCCACTTCGCCTAAGCGAATACTGATACTAACACTTACCCACTCTAAGAGTCAAGCCCTACCTTCGCCAGTGACTGAAGATCGCCTATTCACCGCCTTCGCCAAGATCGTGCGTCGCGTCCTCACCGAGAGCGACGACGTTGACTTCCGTGCGCTGTACCCGGCCAAGATCGTCAAGTGGCAGTCGGACGGCGTAAACCCGTCTGGCACCGTAGACGTCCTCTTCGACGACCAGCGGCTAGCGCAGAAGTCAGGCGCAGTCATTCTGCCCGCCTTCGTCGGCAACAACTACGTCCCGAAGCAGGGGACTCGCGTGCTTGTCGGGTGGCAGGGTGGTGACGAGCGCTACCCCTACATCGCGGGGTGGCTGGGCAGCGGTGGTGGCGGCAATAGTCGTCTCGTCTTCGTCGCGGACCGGACGAACATAGGTGTGGACGCGGACAGCGACACCGACAAAGTAGCGACGAAGCAGGATGTGCAGAACGCCGTGAACTCGATTGTCAGCGCTTTCAACGGTCACGTCCACGCAGCTGGCGCACTCGTTGCACCTCCGATGGGTGGTCCTGTGACGGGTTCAACAGCTGGCGCTACAGCAATCTCAGGCTCGACGACGATATCAGGCAGCCCCAACGTCTACGCGACGAAGCCGTAGGAGCGGCGCAACATGGCCATATACCCCGACTTCGCCGACTACTCGACGTTCTTTACCAGCGACGGTGCCCCCGACCTCGACCCGTCGTTTACGACGATTGACGGCCCCCGCGCAGTGCTGGAGCACATCGCCCGCCGCTTGATCACGACGCCGGGGCAGTATGATGACAACGAGTGGGGCTACGACCTGACGACGTATCTCAATGCCAACGTCCTCGCAGGCGAGTTCGCTGGGCTCAATGCTCGTGTCCGCGCCGAAGCGATACAGGTCGAAGGCGTCGAGGACGCCTTGGTGACTGCGACGTTTATCAACGGCGTGCTGTCGGTACGGTTGGTTGTAACGCTGGCAGACGACACGGAGTACCCGTTGGTGTTCGTATTGTCAGCGACGACTATACCGCGCGTCTACTTCCCGACGTCATTGGTTTGAGGTTGCGGCTGCGCGGCTGCCCGCCTACCGTTGATGCAGCGCAGCCGCTGCGAGGATGACGTACAGTAGATACGCCACCGCCGCGACGACTGCGAGGTTGTCTCGTCTAGTCGTGGTCATAGTGCTCGGCGGTGATCGCTTCGCGAGTCGCCGTGACTTCGTAGCCGTCGCCGAAGGCAGCGTCGAGAATGAAGGCTAGCGTGTCAGACTGTAGTAGCTGATTTAGCTTTGAGAAGTCTTCTTCCAAGTCATCAACATTAAGTCCCGCTTCCACTTCTGTCCTGCCCTGAAGTAAGCGTGTCAAGCGCCCGTTCGCGTGGCTGCTAAGACCCCAAGAGTCCAACCAATTCTCGTCACCCTCAAAGCGCATTTGCGCTTCACCTACCGAGAAAGTGCAAGGATCGCCGTCGTTAAAGTGAGGTGTGTACTGCGTCCAGCGTACAGCAGCGACGTCTGGGTATGTCGCGAAGAAGGTGTGAAACATAGCCTTGACTGTCGCTTGGCCCTCACTTCCTAGCTGAGCTTTCATCTCTTCATACCGCGTTGCAAGCGCTTCAACTGCTTCAAACATCGTCGTCTCCTCGTCTAATCTACGTTCATCGTCGTCATGTCAATCGTTTTCTGTGGTCGCCGCTTCACACCACCAAGCCAGTCGTACATAGGCATACCCTCTAAGTAGTCCTGCACTGTAGGTATACGTCCCATATCCTCGATGACGTGGCGCTCGGCGATGTCGCGGACCTGCACAAGCCGGTTGTCCGAGTTCGTGATCGCGTGACCGAAAAGTCGCTCAGCGAGATAGATGCCAAACGAGCTGTGCAGCAGCGCACGGTGGCGCATGTCGGGAAAGTGCGCTTTGCTTGAGTCGAGGAACTCGTGGATCTCTAAGTAGTCTTCGACCTTGCCGCCGAAACTGCGCACAGAGTTCTGTGCGTGCAGGTAAGGCTTCATCGCGTACCCTCAATAACCACGTCCCGGCTATCGCGCAGCGGCGTCGCGACGACGCTCTCGTGGGTTAACACACGTATGCCTACAGACAGGATAGCTACGAACGTAAGAAAGACAGCGAGGCCAAGAAGGTTCTGCGCTGCGTTGCTCGGCTGCGGCGGCGTAGCCGTAACAGAAATAGTGCGCAGATGCGTCGTAGGGCGCGTTCTCGATGTCAGGGCGGCTAGGGTATGCGCAGACTCCGCATCGGCCTCTACGCGCGCCCTGCGCACGATTGCGATGGCTTGGCGCTGTCGCGGCGTAGCAGCACGATCGAGGTCGCGGCGTTCGGCAGCGCGACGACGCATCGCCGTAAAGTCAACGCCGGGCAGTGATAGATCGCTGGGAAGGCCAATGGCTCGAATGGGCATGTGATTACTCCGATTTGAGGAAGGTGACTAGGGCGTCGCGACGGCGATTATAGTTGACGATGGCGTCGGCGGCTTGCTCGGCTGTGGCACCGTAGGCTGGTTTCGCCGCAGCCCGGCGGCTTTCCCAAGCCGCTAGAACTTCGCGCGGCCCGTAGCTTGACGAAGCGTCTTTCATGAGCGCGTGAATTAGCCGCTCCAAAGTATTGAACTCAATAGGGTAGTCGCCGATGTCGGTAAAGTAAGCGACGTTCTTACCAGCGTACTGAAGACCGTCAGCCAAAGAAACCGCTGTCGCGTAGCGCGTGTAGTTCGTCATCTGATCACCTCGTACTTTCGTTTATACACCGATCGCGCCCCGCTGTCAATCCCTATTCCCTATTACCTTTCACCATGCCCACGATCGTACCCGTCTCCTTCGCCGACTTGACGACGCCGCTTGAGCCCGCCGTAAACAAAGTGGACCTGCTGCTGCAGCTCGCCGCGCTTGGCTTTCCCGCGCTCAGCTGGGAGACAGGAAGCGTCCCGTCCGGCCTCGTCGAGATCCAGGCGAACTCGCTGACAGCCTTTCAAACGAATCAAGCCACCGTCGCCCTGTCGGGGCTAAACGAAACCGCAGAAGGCGAAGGGCTCACGATTCACGCCGCGCAGGTCTACGACAACACGCGGCAGCCTGGTCTATTCACGATCGGCTACGTGACGCTGACTGACAGCGGCAACGCCGGGCCGTTCACGTTCTCTGCGACCGGGACGTCCTTTAGTCGCGGTCCGGGCGGTCTGCTGTTTAACGGCTTGGTCGATGCTGAGACGGGCTCGACGACGGTGACGATACCACAGGGCGGCAGTCGCAACGTCGTCATCCAGGCGACATCGGTGGGCGCATCCTACAACGTCGCACCCGGCTCAATCAACTTCTTCGCTCGCGGCGTTCTGCCCGGCGTCACGACGACGAATCCGACGGACTGGCTCACGAAATACGCAAGTGGGCAAGCTGGCACCAACGAGGAGACGGACGACCAGCTGCGAGATCGCGACCGCAGCAAGTGGGGTACGCTTGGCACAGGGTCGCCCGAGCGCGCTTACCGATACTGGGCTGCGACGGCTTCACAGTCTGTCAAAAAGGTCGCTGTATTCACGAACTTGGATATGTTTGACTCGGGACGTGTGGACGTCTTCATCGCTGGCAACAGCGGCTCAGTCGGACCCGCAGTCGTCGCAGCAGTGCAGAACTACATCGCGCCGCAACAGGTCGGCGGGTCGCTGATTCCTGAGACGGCGAAGTGTGTCGTCTCGTCGGCGGTGCAGGTCAACGTCAACGTAACTGCGACGATCTTTGTGCAGGCGGCATACAACACCGCAGCCTTCGCAGCGCAGATCGACGACGCCCTGTTGACTTACTTTCAGGCGCTGGACATCGGCGCATTCATCTCGACTGATCGCGTCGCGCAAGTCATGCTGTCGCCTGCTGGGTTGTCGCCTGGAATTATCGTCGATGCGACGGTGACGTCGCCTGTATTGAACGTGCAGCTCGCCTACAACGAGGTCGCTGCGCTGACGGGGACAAGGACACTGGTTAGCGTGTAGGTGTATACAGTGCTGCTGCGCTTACACCGTCTCCCGCAGCAGCGTCATCAGAACGTCGCGCTGTGCCACGTAGTCGGCGAACAGCAGCTTGACTGAGCGGCGCTGGTCTTTGACCACTTTCTTTTCCCACTCGACGCGCATGTCATTGCCAAGCATAAGCGACTCCAGCACTTTGAGGTAGCTTGCCGGGCCAGAGTAGGGAAAGCTGTCGCCCAGACGCGAGATCGCCCAAGCCGCGTCTAGCAGTGCGTAGGTCGCCTGCGTAATCTGTAGGTACTGCTCATACTTCGTCATGTCGTCACCTCGTAGTTGAAACTGCAGCCAGTCTATAGCTGTCTCACCGCAATGTCAAGCCATACCTTCCCAAAATGGATCAGCCCGGCGCACTACAAGGCCAAGAATACATCGAGACGTTTGAGCAGCTCTGCACAGTCACGTTGCAGAAGCCCTGTTTCGATGGCCCTTATGGCCGCGCTTGGCAGGGCGTCATGGGCCGCGCCTATGACACGCAAATGGATCGGCTCTACTGGGCCAAAATGTGTCAGTGGCCCGACTACACGCCGACGGATGCGCTGCAGTACCTGGCTGCGGAACGTGGACTTGAACGTACCGTCATCGTCGGCAGCGGCGTCGCCGAAGACGAGACGCTGTATCGCAGTCGTCTCCGCGAAGCCTGGACGATCTGGCTGCTGTCGGGCTCTGTGCAAGGTCACATCAACGAGATGTACTGGTGTGGTATAACCAGCGCACAAGTGCGACGTCGCGCCGACTTCCCGAATCCGCCGCCGAATCCTAACGCTTGGATTCGCCTGTTTTCGTATCAAGTCTGGGCACAGTTTGACATCTTTCTGCGGCAGCCCATGGAAGCGACGCCGTTGATCTGGGGTGCTTTCACTTGGGGCGACGTGGCGAATACGTGGGGGCTGCGGGGGGTCTCGTCGTCGCAGATCGCGATGCTGCGTCGCATCATTCGCAACCACAAGAGCGCACACGATACTTGTACGTACTTCTGGTTCATTTTCGGCGGCGGCAGCGTCTGGGGGCTGTGGACGTGGGGCAACGGGACGTGGGGGCCTGGTGCTACGGCGGTAGCGGTGGTGTGTGGTGAGGACTGGTGGACGCGGTACGGGTTCGCATAGCGTACGGTGGGCGTACAGTAAATAATAGTTGACGTCGCGTCGTCGTCGTTGTAGAGTCTTCGAAACACCTCGGAGTACTCTATGCTTCTCCTCGCTCTCTGTCTATGGGCTACTGCAGACATCGCCGTCAAGGTCTACTTCGCCCACCTTCAAAAAGCTGACTACCGCAAGTGGTTACAGCGGCAGCTGAGTGCCATGGATACTCAGTGCCTCGACTGCAAGCGGCTGCGCAGCCATGACGACGACTGCGCGCTGGATATGTCCGTACTGCCGCCGCGCTCGGACTGCGGTGCGGATGTACGCTAATGCCCACGCTGCTACTCAGCGACATCGTGTCGCAGAAGATACCACAGCGCGTAATCAACGCGCAGAAGGCGCTGATCACCGGCCCCGTCGGCGTCGGCAAGACGACGATCGCGAAGGCGCTGGCAGCGCGGCGCATGGGCGTGGAGCAGTGGCTGCGGGACGTTGATATCGCTGACGCTTTCCCCTTCGACTTCTACCACATCAATGGCGGCGACGACGGCATCGACAAGATTCGCGAACTCGCAGCCGCGTCGCTGCAGCCGCCAACGGACCCGCGATGTAGTTGCCGCGCCTTCGTCATCGACGAAGTGCATGCGCTGCCCGACAAAGCAGTGCAGGCGCTGCTGCTTCCTCTTGAGCGGGACGTTGTAAACCTGTGGATCGCCTGCACATCACGTCCCGCTGGCTCCCTCGATGCTGCATTGCGAAGTCGCTTCGCTGTCAAGCTGGCGCTGGACGGCGCAGATGTTGCGGCGGTGGGGCGGTCGCTGGGCTGGGCAGATTACGAGGCTCGGGCGCATGCTAGTGGTGGCGATCTACGTCTCGCTTTAGCTGGCGAAACAAGCGAACCTGAAGAAGTTGTGCAGCTTATCCGCTTTGTCAATGGTAAGCCTCAGCTACGCATCGACGCACACATACTGCTTGCGCAGTCGATTCGCAATCCCGCCGCGCTGCAGGTTCGCATCCTCGACGCCCTCGTCGATTACCGCGAGGCGCATACGACGATGTGTGTACAGCTGTCGCAGCGCAACGACGTCGCAGCGCATCAACTACTCGCAGCGGCCCGACGCGCGGGACTGTTGTAGGCGTAGCTGCGCAGAGTACAGGAGCACACAGTGTCACACCAGCAAGAAACCGTCGCCGAGTGGATAGCGAGGGGCAACAGCGTCACGCGCGCAGAGCCGCTTCGCTTAACCT